TGGATTTATACCAGCACTGCGAAAATTATCCGCCAGTAGCAAAGGCATGAAACTGGTAACGTCCGGGGTGGTCGTATTACTCGCCTTAACCAGTTTGGTCGTCTTTAGAGAAGGGGCGTTTACGGAAAACTTTTTCACGATGATAACGAAACAGTTCCTCCCCAATTTTGCATACGCGGGCATGGTTTACAGTGCGTACAAATTAATAATCGGGTTGATTCCCAAAAAGGACAAACCCGCAACCGTACCCACTTAGGTGCTTAACATAAAGATAAAAGGCCACCGCTGGTGGATAAGAACTAAAAGGCGTGTCCTGCCCACTTCATGGGATGAAGTGCCGCAGGCGCGCCTTTTGGCGTGTTTACGGCTGCTACTCACGATGGAACGCGACGAGGCAATGCCTTATGTGCTGCTAGAATTACTACAGGTAAAGCCTGTAGTAATTCTATTAATGGCACACGACGACCAATGCGCTCTATACGAGGCATTGGCGTGGATGGCTCTGAATCCTTCGGCTACACCTGCGGTGCGCTCTTTTGCGCACCGTGGGATCGCCTACCATCTGCCGGAAGAAAACTTTAGGAATGGCCGCGCAATAGAGTACCCGCTGGCCGATGAATTCTACACCAAGTTCTTAGAGACCAACAATGAATCCGATCTGCTCAAACTCACCGCAACGCTTTGCAGAGAGGCAAAAGATACGATCGCGCAAGAGGGTGACATACGGGTACCACTCACTACCCGCTCTGAAATAGAGCAACGCGCCGCCCGGATGAAGGGGCTACCCGTGGAATATCAGATGGCGACGCTATTGTATTTTTCAGGCGTAAAGGCCCTGGTACACAAGACATACGGCAAGGTGCTATTTGAGCAAGAAACAGAGGGCGAAGATGTGCCGCAAAAGAAAGGCAGTTTGTTCGGTTGGTGGGGTATTTATATGGATTTGGCGGAGAACATCACCAACCTGGACAAGGTGTACCAAATGAATTTTCACACAGTTTGTCTCATGCTCGTAAAGAAAAAGAAAGACGCAGACGACCGAGAAATGCAGATAAAACTACAAAACAAGGATTTCGGCAAATGATAAGGACGATAACGGAGTACAAAAACTATTTCCAATCTATGGCCACCACAATGGGCATGGATTTCGTGTATGGTGGCAGCGAGCGCATACTGAGCCGCCAGAACATGGATATTCGGTACCCATGCCTTTGGCTCGGCGTGCCGGAGGTGAAGCGCAAGCACGATGGAGGCATTAAGAAGAAAGTATTCGACGGTTGGTTTATCGTACTGGATGACGCGCCCACCGACGACTATGCGGAGCAGGACAATATTGTGGACTTGATGGAGCAAAAGACCGAATCCATATTGGCCAAAATGCAAGATGACTCCATGGCCAATCAATTTGAATTCGATATAGAAGACGCTACCAGCTACTACCGTGGCCGACAAACGGCGGATGATGCCTGGGGCTGGTTCACAGAATTCAATTTGATGGGTTTACACGCTTCTGGTACCGACTGTTTATAATGACCGAAGATACATTAATCGAACTAAAGCGATTCATCGAGGAAGAATCGCGGTTGTGGGCGCAGGATTTCATTGCTGCGCGCAAGGCTTATTTGACTAAGCGCAAAATAGATGCTTCAGGGGAATTGATCAATTCCTTTGAGACAACGATTAATGCTCAGGCCAGCCGCGAAGCCGTAGAAACGCTCCTGGCATTCGCCGACCATGGCCGATACACTGACATGAAGCGGCTAGATGTGCCAGCCGGTGGCGCGGATTATATTACGGGCTTAGTGGACTGGATGCAGCGCAAAGGATTGGCCGAAAAAATGACGCAATCCTATATGGAGCGCAGGAAACTACGAGCCGCGCCGGAGCGTGTGTTGGTGTACATCGCGTGGGGCATAGCAAAGAAGCGGGCTACTGGTCGTTTCCAACGCCGCGCCTGGTACAACAAATCGAAAAGCGCGGCCATCACCGACCTATTCAATAAGGTAGCGGCTGGAATACCCGACATCGTGTCGGAACAAATCACAAACTCATTCCCGAAATAATGGCAGCAAGAAAAGACAGTGTACAGATAAGCATCGCATTCCTTACCGACGAAAGTAAGGAGTACGCCAAACTGATTAATAAAAACAGAGAGTTTGCTCAAGAACTAAAGGCGACCGCCAAGGCTGGCGGCGACCTTACCGCAGTGTTGGACAAAATGGCTGCTTCGGGGCAAGCCGCCGCCAAAATAGATCTCAGTCAACTTGCACCGGCACAATTGAATGCCAGGGCGAAACAATTGGCCGAAACGATCAACCTCATTCCGCAATCTGCACCTCAGTATAAGATACTGAATGATGAATTGAAGGGGATCAACAGCCAATTGGCCACCATACGGGAAAGCAATAAAGGCGTGGCCGCTGGAGGGCAAGCGGCTTTTGCTGCGGCATCGGGCGGCGCGCGCGCATTCCTTACTGCCTTGGGGCCTATTGCATTAGGTTTGATAAGTCTTCAAACGCTTTTTGAAGGTGTAAAGAAATTGTTTGAAATAGGTACGGACGCGGAGGCATTACAAACAAAAATGGCGGCGGTATTCGGCGAAAGTGCCAATATTGTAAAAGACTTCTCCGAAAAAAACGCGGCTGCCATCGGGCTAAGCCGCAGAGAGTACCAAGGATTGGCCACCGATGTGGGCGACTTGCTCACGCCAATGGGCTTCACAAAGCAGACTGCAGCCGAACTTTCAGTGGAACTTGTGAACCAGGCTGGCGTATTGTCGCGCTGGACAAAAGGCAAAGTAGATACCAAAACCGCCACCGAAATCCTTAACAAGTCGCTACTGGGTGAACGCGACGCACTGAATAGCCTTGGTATCGATATTAAGGATGCGACGATACAGGCCGAATTGAAACGCAAAGGCTTGGAGAAGTTGACGGGTAACGAACTCCGGCAAGCAGAAGCCTTGATTACGCTAGAGCAGATCACTAAGCAATCCTCCAACGCCAACGCGGCCTTCGCGAAGCAGACAGAAGACCTTCAGGAGAAGAAAGCGAAACTCCGCTCGCGCATCAGCGAGATCGTTGACGGCATGGGCAAAGGCATGATTCCGGTATTCAATAAAGTGCTGGGCGTGATTATACCGGTGGTGGATTGGATCGTTAATTTTGGCACGTCTCTATTCAACCTTATACAACGTGCTGAAACCTTCCGGGCGGTTGTTTCAGCGGCTTTTGGCGGCGTTGCGAGCGCGATCAGCGGCGTAGTGAGAGGAATTGGCGCGGTGGCAGATGGTTTTGTGAACCTTTTTAGTGGAGAATTTTCAAAGGCTGCGGATTCATTCGGAACGGCGTTTAGTAATCTGAACCCCGTTGGCGTGGGTATTAATCTTGCTAATGGCGTAGTGGATGGCTGGAAAAGCGTAAAGTCTCCCACTGCGGAGGTAGCACCAGCAGACCAGGGCAAAGCCGAGGGAGAAGGGCGCAAATTGGCCAGCGCGTTCGGTGGTGGCTACGATGCGCAGTTTGCCATCATTAAAGCCAATTCCAAGAAGTCGAAAGAAGATGTCGCCAAGGAGGCAAAAGAAGCCCTCGAATTAGACCTAAAGGCACTACAAGCCGCAACGCTCCGTAAGGAAACGATACTGGAAGGCGAGAGATTGGCCAATACCAAGAACGAGATCCAGTACGGCAATGAGTTGGTGGCCATAAAGAAAACACAACTGGAGGAAAGCCTCCAGTTGTATAAGAAATACGCCAAAGACCAAACCGTAGAGGCACTCAAACTGCAAAATGAACTAGCCAAACTAAATGCCGACAATGCGCGGCCCGGTGTTGCTCCGCTTGCGCAATTAGGTGGCCGGCCATTAGGCGGCGTACAGAGCGAGCAGGCAGGCACAGCCACCAAATTGGCGGTGTTGGGCGTGGATGAGGCGGCGCAAGAAGGACAACTCAAAATTGTAAAAGATAAATTGCTGAAGACTGTAGAGGTGGAGCAGCAATACGAGGAGCAACGGCTTCAGATGAAACGCAATTACCTGGCACAGGAAATAGCGATACTGAAAGAAGCCACCAATCCGCAGGTGGATGAAATAAAGAGCAGGGAAGAGCAGAAAGCGAAAATCGAGGCCGAAATTAGCCAAGGCCGTATAGAAAACGAAAAGCGGCTCGAAGCACTAAGGACTGAGGTGCTACAACAAGGACTACAAACGACTGGTGATATATTCGCGGCTGCAGCCGAAATATTGGGCAAAGATGAAGCCTCTAAAAAGAAGCACGCGGAGACGATAAAGGCGTTACAAAAAGCGAATGTTACGATCAATTTGTTTTCGGAAGTATCGAGCATTTTTGCGAACGCACAGAAATCACCCGTCGCCCAATTGTTAGGGCCTATTGCGGGTAATGTGTTGGCGACCATACAAGCAGGCTTGGCCACCGCGCGCGCGGGCATAGCGATCGGTAAAATAGAAAGTACCAAGTTCGAGCGCGGCAAGTTGCTCCAATTTGGTCGTGGAGCGCAGATCGGTTTCTTTGGCGGCAATTACCACAGCGCAGGCGGCACGCAACTGGTGGGCAGCGATGGCAGCCGATTTGAGGTAGAACGTGACGAGGCATTTGCGGTGGTGAATAGAAGGAACGCGCCTATGCTGAGGATGCTTAGCCGGATCAATAGCATGAATGGCCACGGTGATCCATATTTCGCACGCGGAGGCTTGGCCACGGTATCTACTACGCCCTCGTTTTCTGTCCAGGACACAAGTAGTACGGCCAGCGGCAACACCGCGCAGTTGGATGGACTGATGGCCGAAATAGCAGGGTTGCGCGCCGATGTGGCCAACTGGCAGCGATATTTCAAAGTGCAATTGGTGTACAGCGATATACAGGCCACTGGCAAGGTGGTGAATACCATTACCAATGAGGCCAATTTTTAAAAAGATGTTTTTGTTTTGATGGTTATAGGAATTATGTTGAGTGCCGTGGCCGCAGCAATGTGGGCGCGGTTTTTTTTATGAATTAATTAAACAACTCGTATATTTGTGGTATCAAAACTGATAATTAACTATGTTTGACTACAAAAACATTACGGAATTAGACCTATTGATAGGTCAATCATTAGCAAGGATACAAAATGCTATGGTTAAGTGTAGTGTAATATTTGGCACGCACGAGAATAAGAAGGCGATCAAGCGTATTCTTGATCAGAAATGGACGGAGGCTCTTGAAGTTCCACAAAGACTAATATTAGCCTACGGGGTTAAAAAGTCAATTGCTTTCGACTTTGATTTTCGGTTAAAATTAGCGTATGCGATTCAATTGATTGGCGATATAGGTGCTTTAGGGCTTTATGATTGTCTCCCTTTTTTTGAGAGATTAGAAGCGTGTGATACGACGGACAAATTGGCTGAATTAGGCCATGATTTGGAATCTGTTTTGCAATCTGGATACGGACACATGAGAAGGGAGGCGATAAAAGAACTGGGTATTGGGATTAAAAAATAATTTTTAGGCACACCATACGGTGTGCCTTTTTTTATGCCCTTTTTTGAAGGGCGACCTGTGGGTATCTTTGTATCGAATAATTTATAGGGATATACTTGTTACCCGTGTCCGAGAATGCTTGGGCGCGGGCTTTTTTATGTCCTTTTGGAGGTTAATTAACGCCCGCACCTTTGTGTCGCAATGAATCAATTAACAACACAATACAGGGGCGAAATAAGCATCCAGCAGGTTATTGCTGATATGCGGGCGGGCATGGGAGAATCATTCTTCCTGCAATTTGTGCGTACATCCGGCAAAAGAAAAGGTAGTATAAAAACCGTAGCCAATGTGCTGTACGGCGCGCCTAAGCGGGAACTGGCTATTAATCGCCCAGGAGGCAGCGGAGAGCGCAATACGCCGCTACACACCGATAAAGGCACGCTCCCACTTACCGACAACGATACGGGCGAATACATTACGCCACTTATCGCCACAATTATCACATATAACGGATATAAAGTCACTCATTAAAATGGAGCAAATCAACGAAAATATTTGGGTACTCAAGCACGGTAAAGCCGTCGTCTCATTTCAATCCTCATCCACCACGCCTACCGTACACCCTAATACAGGCCGAATTGTAAGCATTACTTACGGCAAAGACAAAAACAAAGTTGCTAAAATAATGCATTGGGGATCAAGGAACTTGTTGCCGCAGGAACGGGAGAAACTGATTTCTGAAAACAATATTATACCTGAATTGCTTGGTACCAAGCGCGATATACTGGTGGCTGGTGGTATCTATTGCTACCAGGAGCGCATTGTGGAGGTGGCAGGCAAACAGACCGTTATGCGAGATGCAATAGAGACACCTGCGGAGATTCAAGCGTTTTTTGATAAAATACAGGTGAATAAGTACTTGCGATCAAGTTGCAAAAACTTGATGATCCACGCCAACACCTTCACGGAAATGACCTGTTTGGCGGGTGGCGCAATTGATATGATGAAGGCGCACGAATGCAGGCACACAAGAGCCGAGGAGCAGGACGAGAATGGAGACATCCCGAACTACTACGTGTGTGGTAAGTGGCAAAAGTTGTCGGATAAGGATGCGACCATAAGCCAGGTACCTGCATACAATCCGCAAAAGGAATTTCAGGCCAAATTCATGTATCATACTGGCGACGACTTACTGTATGACGACTACTACTTTATCCCGCGCTGGTGGGGCGGTAAGGACTGGATTATACTCTCGAACCGGGTGCCGGTGTTTCATAACCGCAACTTGGACAATGGTTACCTGATCCGGTGGCACATTGAAATACCGAAGGATTATTTCAGGGACTATTCCGCAGCAATGCAGGCTGCCGGAGACATGGAGACGACAAAGGTCAAAGAGACCGAAGCGCGTAAGAAGTTTTTGAAGAAACTCAACGAGTTCCTTGCCGGGGAAGATGGAGCAGGGCGCGCGGTGATTACGGAGTATGAAATCAATCGCCAATTGGGCAAAGAATTCCCTGGTATTAAGATCACGGCTTTGAATGTCGATATCAAAGACAATGCACTGCTCGGTGTGTTCGCAGCGTCTAACGATGCCAATATTTCAGGGCAAGGTGTGCCGCCCGCGCTAGCCAGTATCCAAACTCCAGGGAAATTGGGATCGGGATCGGAAACCCGTAATTCTTTCAACGTTTGGCTGGCTACTAAGGCTCCAATCCCTCGCGATCTATTGCTCGAGCCAATTTATTTGGCCGCAAAAAAGAACGGCTGGGATCCTAAGATAAAATTTGGCTTCCGCGACATAGAATTGACCTCTTTGGACGACAATAAGGCAGGTACACAAGAAACGACAGCGGTATGACGAGCGAAAACTACTTTGCGGCAATCGGGCAAATAGAGGCATACGATGATGGTAACCCCTTGCTACCATCGCTACGTAAGGGACACACGGCACTGAATGAGATGCGTGTGATCTCCATTTTGCAAAAAATGAGCACTCAGCGCATTCATCAAGAGCAAAAGGAGAAAGAAGCAGAGCGAGAGGAGGTGATGATGATGGATTCGGACGATGAAAACTTGAAGATGCTCTTTGTCCAAAAGAGTAATCTTTTCGTGACCAGGGCGAAGTTTTCCAACCGGTTACACGAGTGCGAAAACGATCACCAACGATCTGAAGTAGTAGATAATATACTTCAGGTGCAAAGGGAGATCGAGGATATTTTTGAAGCAATACGGCAATACCGCGCAACCGGTGTAATGCCCGATGATGGCGGCGAATTTAGAATACCAACGGACGGATTGGCACTTGCGAGGCTTCAAAACACGCTTAGAGCCTCTATATCGAGGAAAAAGAGTGAAATAAAGGGGTTAATGCACGAAGAGCAGACAACGACTATTCAAAACAAGATTGACAAAGCCGATAAGGCTTTGAAATCTTATGAATTACACTTGAAGCATGTATCAAAAGAAATCGAACGCAGGCAGCAGCCTGAAAGCGTATAGTCATAAGGATTTTAAGGACGCGGATCGGTTGAACCGATTACGGATGTATATGATTGAACCGGGTAAATTTGAATTGACCTCGGAAGATTGGGATTACTATATTTTTTTGGAAGGGTGTTTCCACTTGGTGATCAATGAGTTGTCCAGGACAGTGGCCGTACAGAAGATAAAGACCGCTTACCCGGACATTACGCATAGCCACGCCATTATTGCGTATGAAAATGTATCGGAATTGTTTGGTACAGTGGTGGATACGAATAAAAGGATTCAAAAAGGTAAGATAACCGAACGATTGGCCATTTTGGCGGATAAGGCTTACCAAAATGCAATTTTCTTTGTAAAAGTAGAAAATGAGGATGGAAGTGTTGATGAAAAAGAGGTGTGCGATAAGGAATGGTTCGAAATATCGCGCAAACTAATGGCCGACATAGCTACGATAGAAAGGTACGACAAAGAAGTACCTATACTTGATCCAAGCATGTTTCAAATACCGCCTTTGATTATTACGAGTGATCCAGAGGCATTTTACCGAAGCAGACGAGAAGAAAACGACGAAAATGACGCGACCTAAAGAAGTATATTTTAATAAACGCCAAATCGAGTTTGCGTCAGCAACTCAAAAATTAAGGGTTTGGGTTGGAGGTCGCGGATCGGGCAAATCAGCGGGCATTGCGCTTGTTATCCGCCGAATGATTGAAGAGTTGCCACGTGGCAAGTGTTTATTCGGCTCTACAACGCTAGAGCAGATATACAACTCTACATTGCCACCGGTGATTGAAAAACTCAATGAATTAGAGTTTAAGGAGAATATTCATTACGTACTCCGTAAAAAGCCGCCTGAATGGTTTAAAAAGCCTTACACTGCTCCAACGGAGTACGAAAACACACTTACGTTTTTTAACGGTTTTACGCTGGTTTTTATATCCACCGCAAAGCCAGTCGGCAAACGGGGCGGCTCTTATGATGCGGCGATAGTGGATGAGGCGGCTTTTGTTAAGGCGCTCACATTTCGCAGTGTCCTGGTACCAATGGTGCGGGCTAATCTATATCGTTATGAAAGCGATCTGCACCATTGCATTTTTCTGCTTACATCGCAGCCGAAAACGGCGGATGGGAACTTCATCATGGAATTTGAGAAAGAGCAACTCGCAGATCCTAATGAGGTTTTGTTTTTGTGGACATCTGCACTAGAAAACAAATTGGTGCTGGGTGAAGAATGGTTTGCCCTTATGCGTAAGACGATGGGCTACTCCGAGTACCTAAAAGAGGTGGAGAATGTAAAGAGCAGGAAGTTACCACAGTCGTTTTATCACAGGTTTGACAGGGATAAGCAGGGATACACGGCAGATAAGGGAGCAAATGGCCAACTATTAGACCTCGACCCCAATGCCCTACTGGAAGTATCGTTCGACTTCTCCGGGCATTTCAACTGTGCTACAGTATGGCAGGAGCGCATGGGGACAGAGTATTGTGTACGCCGCTTCCATACCAAGCAAGGGGAAGACAAGGCCGTGGGTGTGGCTAGGCTTATATGTGAGGAGTTAAAGAATCATGCGTTCAGGTACATACGCCTATATGGTGAGCCACGTGGTAAGGACGACAATCCTTATAGTGATGATGACCTATATACCCAGATCGAAAAGGTGTTTAGGTCAGAGCGTTGGGAGGTAGAGCAACGCATACCAGCAGGCAAGCAAGCCAAGAGGCACAAGCAACGCCACTTAATCTTTGAAACATTGTTCAATGAGACCGATCCTTCTCTACCGAAGATAAGGATCAACATCGAGACATGCGAAGATGTGATCGTATCCATTGAGAACACTGGTATCAAGAATGACTTTCAAAAGGATAAGTCGAGGGAAGGCAACGAGCAGTACCCACAAGAGAAAGAGCCACACTATGGCGACACCATGGACAACTACATAGATCAGAAGTACTACTGGCGTTTCAGCAACGAAAGCAACGAACGGCCCGGTGATTACGGTTTCATGTAGGGGCATGGCATATAACGTCCATTTTTGGGCGTTATAATTAACAAAAGCCTAAAC